GGGGGGGGGGGGGGGTTTTTTTTTTAAACTAAAAAATACAACCTGCCGAAATCACACAATTTCCCTTGCTATATCCATTAATTTTAAGTTTTTCTTATGAAGAACTATCTTGCATTTTATTGGCAGAATTAGACATAAATTTGGCGTAATTTTGACGTAATTAACTGCGAGAAATATACAAAAATAGCCAAAAGTTGGCAATATTCGAGGCTTGAAATTTTGATGGTGGATTGAGTTAATTGCGTGTAAGTGTTTGTTTTTTGAAGTAAATTTTAGAAAAGGAAAAAGCCAGTAAATTTCTACTGGCTTTGATAGATGGTGCACTAGCTGGACTCAAACTCAACTATAACACATTGATTTATAATGATTATTTAAAACAATAAAAAATCTTGTTACTAACCTTGTTACTAAAACACTTTACCATTGCAAATTTTCTATTCATTTTACAATACAATAACATTGCTTAACTTAAAATAATATTTTTTTTATAAAATAGTCTTCACCTCTTCACCTTTGTTAAAAAAATAAGAAAAAAATCTTATTTATTAAATAGTTATATGGGTGAAGACTATCTATTTAAGTCTTCACCAAGTCTTCACCAGTCTTCACCTATAAAAAATAGATAAATTCCTATCTTAAATTATCTTTTCAAACCCAAAATCACCTAAAAAAATCACTAAATAAAATATTTTACTCAACGTATCTAATCGCATCTAAACTATTGAATTTTAAGGTGTTTACTTTATATTTTTTGTATATATATATTGTTCTATGGGCTTTTTATAAGCCGTCTTAATTAAGGCTAAATAAAGGACAAGTTATGCTTAAAAAATTAATTGAGTTACGCCAACAAAAGGCAGAAAAAGTCGCAGAAATGCGAGCAATGCTTGATAAAGCAGAAAAAGAAAATCGTTCATTGGATGAAACTGAATCAGTAGATTTTGATAAATTGAAAGATTTAGTGAAACAATTGAGTGAAGAAATCAATAAATACGAGACCGTAGCAGATGAAGAACGTAATCTTGGTGCGCAATCTAACCCATTAGAAACTCGCAGCACGAAACAATTTTCAAATGATGAATTGCGCCATTACATTAAAACCGGTGAACTTCGCAATTTAACTACGGCTAACGGTGAAGATGGCGGCTATTCAGTCATTCCTCAATTAGACAAAGAGGTCATGAAACGCTTAACAGACGATAGCGTCATGCGCCAGCTTTGTAATGTCGTTCGCTTACCTATCGGTGCGAAAGAATACAAAAAATTAGTATCTGCTGGCGGTGCAACCGTTGAACATGGCACAGAAGGCACAGCGCGCAACGGCACTGCAAGCCCGAAACTGCATGAAGTAACCATTGCATTAAATTCAATCTATGCTTATCCGAAAACCACTCAAGAGATTTTGGACTTCTCAAGCATTGATGTTTTAGGTTGGCTTACTGATGAAATCACAGAGACCTTCACTGAAACAGAAGAAGTAGATTTAACCTCTGGTGATGGTAACAAAAAATCAAAAGGTTTATTGACCTACGAACGCACAACTGAAAACGATAAAGTGCGCCCATTCGGCAAACTTCAAAAAATTGAAGTAGCGGGTGCGGCAAAAATTGAGGCAGACACTTTAATCGATGCGTTCTATACCCTTCACAGTAAATACCGCAAAAATGCCGTATGGGTGATGTCATCAACCATTGCAGCAGCATTACAAAAACTCAAAAACAAAAATGGCGATTACATTTGGCGCGATGGTTTAACAACCGATGCGCCCGCTACATTATTAGGCCGTCCAGTTTACTTCTTAGAGACAATGCCGACAGGTGGTGCAAATCAAGTAGTTATTGCCTTTGGTGATTTCAAACGAGGTTACTTCATTGTCGATCATGAAACAGGCGTACGAACTCGACCAGACAACTTAACCGAGCCAGGATTCTATAAAGTCCACACCGATAAATATTTGGGTGGTGGCGTGGTAGATTCCAACGCAATTAAAGTGATTGAGACAACGGCATAAATCATAGAGGGGCGAAAGCCCCTTTTTTGCTTAATAGGTGAAAAATGAAGAAAGAATTTGAAATCCGCTCTGTAACAATTTCAACGGATGAAGAGAATCAAAAGCTCGTTGGTTATGCGGTCAAATGGAACAGCCCTTCACAAGTGCTTTACTGTGATTTTGTAGAATCCTTTGCGCCTAAAGCATTCAGTGAAAGTTTAGCCAGTGGCGAAGATGTTCGCGCACTCTTTGAACACGACTACACCAAGTTACTCGGTCGCACTAGTGCGGGAACATTAAAACTAGAAGAAGATTCAATCGGCTTGCGTTTTGAATTAACACCACCTGATACCACCTTAGGGCGTGATTTGTTGGTAAGTGTTGAACGCGGCGATATTAGCGGAATGTCTTTCGGCTTTTGGGCTAAAGAAGAAACATGGAATTTTGATGTAGAGCCTTGCCAACGAACCGTACAAAAAGCCGAACTCTTTGAAGTTACCGTAACAAGCATTCCCGCCTATCCTGAAAGTAGCGTAGAAATTGCTAAGCGTTCGATGGTCGCTGCCAAAGAAAAAACACAGAAACACTCTACCGCACTTTTGAAACAGTGGCTTGATGTGATGGAGGCTTAATATGTGGAATCCTTTTAGACGAAAAGAGCAACGTAGCGAGCTAACCACAATCGAAGAGCTTTTATCTTACATGGGTGTAAACAATACAGGCGCAGGCGAATTTGTTAGTCCACAAACTGCAGAATCGTTACCTGCCGTGATGAATGCCGTTACCGTCATTTCGGAGGCGGTCGCATCAATGCCTTGTTATCTATACGCACTAAAAGAAGATGGCCGAGAAAGAATCTATCGTCATCCTGTTGAATATCTTCTCAATGAAATGCCAAACCGCAGCCAAACACCGTATCAATTCAAAAATACGATGATGCGCCATTGTTTGCTAAATGGTAATGCTTATGCCGTGATTGAGTGGAATAACAAAGGCGAACCAATAAGCCTCACTCCTTACCAACCTAGTGCGGTAAATATCTTCCGTAAAGTAACGGGTGAATATATTTATCAAATCACAGACTTAAACGGGGTAACAAAAAACTATCTTCAAGATGAGATTTTACATTTACGCCATAGTTCTGTTGATGGATTTATGGGGCGTTCTCCGATAACAGTTTGTCGTGAAACGGTGGGATTAGGTTTAGCTCAGCAACGCCATGGTGCAGCCATTATGAAAAACGGATTGATGGCAAGCGGGCTTATTTCAACAGCAGAATGGTTAGATGATGCAAAAGCACAAAAAGCCGTAAAAGCCCTTGAACGTTACAAGGGCGCAAAGAACGCAGGGAAAACCCCAATCCTTGAAGGCTCAATGGAATATAAGCAGTTAGGCATGACAAACCAAGATGCGGAATGGTTAGCAAGCCGTACGTTTACAATTTCCGATATTGCCAGAATCTACAACATTAGCCCGATTTTCCTTCAAGACTATTCCAATAGCAGTTATTCAAACTTTAGTGAAGCCAGTCGAGCCTTTTTATCGCAGACCTTGCGCCCATGGCTAACCAATTTTGAACAGCAGCTAAAAGATGCCTTGATGATTGATTTAGGTAGCAACAGCAAGAAACGTTACTTAATCGAATTTGATACAAGCGACTTATTGCGCACAAGTCAAAGCGAGCGTTTCAAGAGTTACGATGTGGCGATTAAAGCCGGTGTAATGTGTCCGAATGAAGTGCGCCGACGTGAAGGCTTACCGCCTTATGCTGGTGGAGAAGAATTTAGCCAAGCATGGAAACAAACCGTAGAAGTAAAACGCGGTGATGAACAAGAACCGGGGGCAAGCGATGGCAATCATGATTAAGGCCGGAAAGTATAACAAGGTGATTAGCCTACAAAAGCAAGTGAACGAACAGAACGACTACGGCGGTATTGTGAGTAAATGGAAAACCGTTGCCAATATCCGGGCGGCGGTTGAACCATTACAAGGTAGAGAGTTCTTCTCCGGTGCGGTGCCATTAAATGAAAATACGGTGCGCATTCGCATACGTTACGGAACTAATGTTGATAACACTATGCGCGTGAAATATGGGAACCGTTCGCTAGAGATAATGAACATTATTGATAGTAAAGAAGCGCACAAAGAACTGCAGCTTATCTGTAAGGAGTTGACCGGCAATGGCGGAAATTAATTTAACGATTGATGAAATCAAAGCGCACTTAAATCTTGATCATGATTTAGATGATGAGTTACTGGAAGCCTATAAGGTGGCTGCATTGGAAGTATGCCAAAAACATATTGGCAAAACCTTTGGGGAAGAAGAAACGGAAAAGACCATACCTTTTACCCCGGCGATTAAGATTGGTTGCTTAATGTATATCGCCTATCTCTACACGAACCGAGAAGCCGTCACAGACTTAGCCAACCTTAAACCGGCACCTATGACGATTTCCGCATTGTGGGAAGTGTATAGAGAACCATGCGCTTACTAAGGATTTAGTAACCGATGCCATACCAACCATTAAGACGTTGTAGCTATCCCGGATGTAGAAACAAAGTAAAGTCCGGTAGATGCGAGGAGCACAAACCCAAGGACACCCGCCCAAGCAGTAGCGCACGCGGTTACGACCACAAGTGGAGCAAATACCGCGAGCAATACTTAAAGCATCATCCCCTTTGTGTAATGTGCTTAGAGCAAGGCAAATATACTCCGGCAACAGTGATAGACCATATTAAGCCGGTAGAGAACAGACAATCCGACCCGTTGTTTTGGGTAGCAAGCAATCATCAGCCTTTATGTCGTGATTGTCACAGCTATAAAACACGAGTGATAGACCAACGCGGATTTGGTGCGAAAAAGTGAACAGTGGTGATATGACCATAACTGAACAATGATTGACCGGGTGGGGGCAATTTCAAAAAGAAAGTGGCAACCCTTCGGAACCGCCCCCCTATACAAATTTTTACGCAAGGTAATTTTTTTGAAAATAAGGAAATACAATGACAACAAAAAACAAGAAAAAAACGCATAATCCACCTAGTTTTTTAGATCCAATCGCTAAAGCAATATGGAAAGAACGAATTCCACAACTTCTTGAACGTGGTGATATTCAAGATGCGGACTTAATTCACCTTGAATTATATTGTGTTAATTACTCTCTTTTCCGTGCTGCAGTTGAGGATATTCATAAAAACGGCTTTTCAATAGTAAATAGCCAAGGCACGCAATCAAGAAACCCCGCACTGTCAGCTAAAGCTGATGCAGAAAAAGTGATGGTGAAAATGTCCTCATTGTTAGGCTTTGATCCAGTTAGCCGTAGAAAAAATCCTGTTGAAGTTGATTCAACCGATATGATTGATGAAATCCTCACAATGTAGGCTAAATATGGCAATCTGGCACGCATACGCAGAGAGAATTCAATCAGGTGAAATAGTGGCTTGTAAGAAGATAAAACAAGCCGTAGCGCGTTATTTTAACGATTTAAACAACCCCGATTATTTCTTTGATCAAAGTGCGGTAGAAAAATTTATCGCTTTCTCGAAACTATGCCCACACGTTAAAGGACACTTACGCGGTGAGCCAATTATTCTTTCAGATTGGCAAGTTTTCCTCTTTGCCAACATTCTGGGCTTTAAACGAAAAGATACAGGATTAAGAAAATATCGCTCTGCTTACGTTCAAGTGGCAAGAAAAAACGCTAAATCAACGGTAGCAGCCGTTTTAGCCAATTGGTTTTTGGTGATGGAAGGCGGCCAACAAGATATATACACGGCAGCCGTGAGCCGAGACCAAGCCCGAATCGTTTTTGATGATGCGCGTCAAATGTGCTTACTTTCGCCTTTACTGAAAAAACGGCTCAATATTCAACAGCACAAACTCATCAACCCTAAGAACAACAGTATCATGCGACCGCTTGCCGCCAAATCTTCAACCATTGAAGGCACAAACCCTAGTTTAGCGATTGTTGATGAATATCACCTACACACAGATAACAGCGTATATAGCGCGTTAGAGCTAGGACAAGGCGCACGCCCAGAAGGTTTGCTCTTTGCCATTACAACGGCTGGCAGTAACGTGATTTCGGCCTGTAAACAGCATTATGATTATTGCGCTCAAATCCTTGAAGGTAACGAACAAAACGACAGCTTGTTCGTATTGATTTTTGAACTAGACGAAGAAAACGAAATCGACAAACAAGAGAACTGGATAAAAGCCAATCCCAATATTGGTAAATCCATTCCTTACCTTGATTTTGAGAACACGATTAAAAAAGCGAGAGGAATTCCTTCCGAATGGGTGGAAATGCTTACCAAGCGATTTAATGTATGGTGCCAAGGCACAACCCCGTGGCTAGGCGAAGGAAACTGGACGCAATGCGAACGGCAGTACACCGAAAGCGATTTACTTCACCAAGATTGCTATTTAGGGCTGGATTTATCTAGCACCAATGACTTAACCAGCCTTTGCTATACCTTTCCACAAGGGAAGAAAGTGCGGTTAGTTACTCGGCATTATATCCCCGAATTTCAACTTAATAACGTAGCAAATAAAAACCGCGCAATGTATCGAAACTGGGTGCGCAGTGGGTGGCTAATAGCAACGGAAGGGGATTGTATCGACTACGACAAAATCAGAGATGATATTCTGAAAGATGCTGAACGTTTCAATATCAAAATGACAGGCTTTGATGTATGGAACGCCACTCACCTACGCACACAATTACAAGCGGCTGGGCTTGAAGTAGAGCCATTCCCGCAAACATACCAACGATTTAGCCCGGTGGCGAAAAGTGCGGAAGTTTTAATAAACAGACTGATGATAGAACACAACGGCGATCCAGTGCTTGCGTGGGCTTTATCAAATGTAGTTATGGAAACAGATGCGAACGCCAATATTAAACCGAACAAGAAGAAAGCCGCAAACAAAATAGACCCAGCAATAGCGTTTCTTATGTCTTTCGGCACTTATCAACTTGAATATGGCGATTTAATTTTTGAGCTTTCAGATGAACACAAACAGGCACTAGAGCAATTTAATGGATTAGATATATGAGATGTAAAGAAGCAAAACAGAACTTACTATTAACCGCGGTAAAACACTATAAAAATCAACCGAACTTTTCACATTTGTTAGTCTATATGATGACGATGAACCTTATCCAATAGAAGAAGTTATTTATGCTTTAAGGTGTAAATGTGATGAAGCAAAACGAGAAATAGACAGCCGACCAAACAGCCCTAATATGGAAGTATTAGAAATAATTTACCATATCGCACACAAAAATCTTGAAGATATGAAGAAGGCCAAAAGTCGAATAG